AAGAGATTACTCTCTCACATCTACGTGGCTCTGCATCTATAGCACATCTATCTGATAGTGTGATAGGATTAGAACGTAATCAACAAGCAGATGATGAGGTAGCTTCTAACACTACCACCATACGTATCCTAAAGAATAGATATACTGGTGAGACTGGTGTAGCTACACATCTTTACTATGATAAAGAGACTGGTCGTATGAAAGAGATTGACAACCCTTACGAAGTAGATGATAGCAATGAGGAGGTATCCTTCTAATGTGGACACATTATTGTCGTGAAGAACAAGAAGAGATAGATGTAGGTGATAATGAAGAGTGTAACTGGTGTGGATTAGATGCTGAAGCTGTTACCATAGATGGTTTTAATGATGCTATTATAGGTATAGCAGAACAATATACAAAAAAACCTTTACATGTTTATTCATATAGTGTAATATGTAAAATACTAAGAGAACGAGATGGTATGTCTTGGGAAGAA